CCCATGAAAGTGGAGAATTGAAGCAGAACAAGCGGAATATAACAAAAAATAGAAGGCTTTTTCTTTTGAAAGTGGAGGATAAATCCAAAATTAGATGAAAATATCAAAAATAATAAAGTGTGTTTTAAGGACGATAATCAGAAACAGAGTATCTGGTTGTGGTCCTTTTTGTGTGCTTAAAACACAGTCGTAAAAGGAGGGACAGGATGAAACGGAAGTTTTGGAACTGGGTAAGAAATGAAAATGATGAAAGCAGAACCCTGTTTCTAAACGGAGAGATTTCCGATGAAACATGGTACGGAGATGAAGTGACTCCAAAAATGTTCAAAGAAGAATTACAAGATGGAGAAGGAGATATCACGGTATGGATCAATAGTCCGGGAGGAGATGTATTCGCAGCAGCACAGATTTATAACATGTTGATGGACTACAAAGGGAATGTGACTGTGAAAATTGATGGGCTGGCTGCTTCAGCAGCATCCGTGATTGCAATGGCGGGAACGGAAGTACAGATGTCTCCTGTGGCGATGATGATGATTCATAATCCTGCGACCATTGCTATCGGTGATTCTTCAGAAATGCAAAAGGCAATCGACATGTTGGATGAAGTAAAGGAATCCATTATGAATGCTTATGAAATTAAAACGGGACTATCAAGATCGAGAATTTCACATTTGATGGATGCGGAAAGCTGGTTCAATGCAAAGAAAGCTGTAGAACTTGGCTTTGCAGATAAGCTCCTTTTTTCTAAAGAGGAACCAGAAGGGGAAGAAGAAAAAGAGTTGGAAATGGAAGCAGTAATGTTTTCACGAAAAGCGGTGACGAATTCGCTGATGTCAAAACTGATTCCCAAACCAGAAAAAAAGACACCCATTGAACAGTTAGAAAAGAGACTTAGTCTCTTGGCAGACTGTAGACAAACTTGGTGTTGGGCGTTATGCCCAACACCATTTTTCTTTAAATATTATTTTTCTTCTTATTCTTATCCCAAAGTATAAAAAAGTAGCTGCATCAAAGCCTCGTTTTTCCAGAATCTTTGCCAGTTTTTTTAGATTCATGCATGCGAAAGTAAGCCCGGCTTTCATCTCCATCCGTGCCTTTCCTACATACTGCGTATATCGAAATCCATGCTGTTCTTTCGCTGTACCGAAGATTCTCTCTATGGTTTCTTTTCTTAACTGGTAGATCTGTTTGTTTCCGATCGTATGCCGGATGTCTTCTGACGTTTCCATGTATTCTTCCCATACATGACGTGTGATCAGTTTTACATGATTCTTACTTTCAGTACATTTTGAAAGATACTGACATTCAGCACAATGCTCACCGCAGCTTTTATACTCTTTATACCCATTTCTGTTTGTTGTACTATATGCTAATACATGTGATTCCGGACATATATAACAATCATTGTATTCATCATATACGAATTCATGTTTCCTGAAAAATCCGTCTTTGGTCTTGGGGCAGGTATACGGGAAAAGCGGCTCAATACCATCTTCCAGCAACCGGTGCGCAATCGCCGGTGTTTTATATCCTGCATCTGCCACTACCATCTGTGGAGCCAGTTTATATATCTTATCGTATAATGCCTTAAAAGTACGGCTGTCATGCTCATTACCAGGATGTACTGTATAGCCAAGGATCCAACCATGTTTATCACAGGCTGTTTCTACTGCATATGCAAAAACATGTTTATGTTCGCCTTTTCGAAACCATCCGCTTTCCGAATCACTGGTGCTGCATTTTTGTGTTTTCACACCTTCCAAAAGTTCTTCAGACATGGAATCCTTATCATTTCCAGTTCCACCGGATGCCGGTGGCTGGTTATCATCTTTTTTCTTTAATGGCTTTTTTCCATGTGCCAGACGATCTTTTTCAATCTCTTTCTTTAACTCTTCCTCATACCAGAGAGACTGTTCATATGCAACCTTTTTCCGCATTTTCTTACTGTTCGCACAGGCTTTGACATGTGTTGCATCTACAAAGATCTGTTCCGTATTTACAAGCTTATATTTCATACAGTCCTCCAGGATCTTTGAAAAGATCTGCTCAAAAAGGTCTGTATCTTTGAAACGGCGGGTATAATTCTTTCCAAATGTAGAGAAGTGAGGGACAGGATCAAACATATCCAGTCCAAGAAACCAGCGGTATGCAACATTCACTTCGATTTCTTTCATGGTCTGGCGCATACTTTTTATTCCATAGAGATACTGGATAAAAGGTATCTTTATCAGCATGACCGGATCCATACTGGGACGCCCGTTATCCGGACAGTATTTTTCTTCAACCAGATCATAAATAAAGTTCCAATCAATTGCCTTATCAATCAATCGAAGCATATGGTTTTGAGGTACCATGTCATCCATAGAAAACATCATCATTTGTTCTCTTTTTTTATCTGTATTTTTTGTCATCATAAAAAACACCGCCCTTCTGATTTTTATTATATCAGAAAAGCGGTTCCAATAATAGCAAAACCCTGCAAAAAGCAGGACTTTGTCTACAGTCTGCGGGTACAGCTTACAAGGCTGTACCCTCTTTTTAATGACGTGGGTGCGCTTTCATATACACATCGCGCATTCTGTTTATATTCATATTTAAATACACCTGAGTGGTGGAAATATCCGAATGTCCCAGCATTTCCTGAACACTTTTTATATCCGCCCCATTTTGAAGCATATGTACTGCAAAAGAGTGTCTAAGAGTGTGTGGTGTAATATCTCCTTTGATTCCCGCTTCATCTGCATATCCCTTTAAAACCTTCCAGAAACCCTGGCGGCTCATGGCTTTTCCGGAGCAGTTTGTAAAAAGAATTTTTTCTTCTCCTTCACGTACAAAAGCGGGACGACCTTCTGCTATATATTTTTCCAACGCTTTTCTGCTTACATTGCCAATAGGAATCACCCTTTCCTTTTCGCTGTCATGGCAGGTCACATACCCAAGCGAAAGATTTACATCGTCTATTTCCAGATGGATCAGCTCGCTGACCCGCATTCCCGTTGCATATAAAAGCTCCAGCATGGCAGTATCGCGAAGTCCTTTTGGCGTATTCTTTTTTGGCTGTGCCAGAAGGCGGTCT